TCTCACATGGTTAAAAATTTACGTGAATCTGGTCGTGATATCGTTGGTAAAGCAAAAATTTTAAACACTCCTATGGGCAATATTGTTAAAAATTTAATTGCTGAAGGTGCAAAGATGGGTGTTTCCAGTCGTGGCATGGGGTCCTTAAAACCTCGTAACGGCTATCAAGAAGTTCAAGAAGATTTTATGTTAGCTGCAATTGACATTGTAGCTGACCCTTCCGCCCCAAGTGCTTTCGTAAATGGTATTATGGAAGGAAAAGAATGGGTTTGGGATAATGGAATTCTGAAAGCCCAAGTCATTGAACAATACCATAACACTATTAAACAAAGTTCTTCTCGTAATTTAGAGAAAAACATGCTAAAAGTTTTTAAATCTTTCTTAAGAAGCATATGAGAAGTTTTTCAATCCAAACTTTGCATTACATTGCCGAAGCTGCAACAGCTTCAACTGTAAATTTGCCAGTTGCTGCTCGTAAATCCAGCCAAAAACGTAATATCTTAATCGATCCCTCTGTTATGGGTGACGGTGCTATGGGTGAATTTGGTCAAACAGTAGGTGAAGTAATCGCTAAAGGTCCACTTAGTGCAATGGGTTTGGCGGGTGATGTTTTGGGTATTGGTGGTGGAAAAGCCTTATTAGGATATAGTGTGGGTCCAATGGGATTGAGTGGAAAACTAGCTGCAAATGCAAAAAAGAAATTTGAACGAGAAATTGAAGCTCAACAAGAAGCAACACGTGGTATGTCAAATGTCAGTAATTTTTATAAAAATTTGGGTATTTCAACTCGCCCATTGCACGAACCCGGAGATATTGGTTTAATTGGATCAATTTTCAAAAAATATACAGAAGGATTGGGTGGTGGTCTTCCGGGAACAATAAAATCTCCATAAAGTAAATATAATAATTCACTAAATAATAAAGCATAAAGGATCATATATGAGCGATTCAGTTACAAACGAATACTTAATGAGCATTATCAAAGAAAATGTAGGTGGAGTAGTACACGACGCATCAGGCGGAGGAGCATATGCTTCTAATGGTGCTGTAGATGTTATTCCACAAGCAGTTGCAACTCCTGCAACCGCTGCAATGAATCAAGCAACCCTTCGCCCTCAAGGTATGGCAGCTCAAGTAGCTGCTTCAGCCGCACAACAAGGTGAAGAAGAAGAGGATGAAACTGAAGACATGAAAGAAGCAGCAGAATTTGAAACTAGCCTTCGTTCTCTTCTTTCCGAAGTAAATGTTTCTGAAGAATTTTTTGTTCAAGCTAAAACCCTTTTTGAAGCAGCGGTTGATACCAAACTCAAGGCTGTTGCAGAAGAAATTGCTCCAGCTCTTCAAGAAGAGTTTGAAAACAAAATTGGAAACATCACTGTTGCTCTTACCGAAAAAATTGATGACTATCTTGATTATGTTGTAGAAGAATGGATGCAAGAAAATAAACTCTCAGTTGAGAATGGCATTAAGTCTACTCTCGCTGAAAACTTTATTCTTGGTCTCAAGAAGCTATTTGAAATGCACTATGTTGATGTTCCTGCCGAGAAATACAATGTTCTTGACGGTTTATATGAACAATCAACTCAACTTCAAGATGATCTAAATCATGTAATTCATGAAAACATGCAGCTTAAGAAAGATCTTCTTATTGCTGAATGTGCCGGAATTTTTGTCAATGAAACTAAGGATTTGGCAGATACCCAAATTGAAAAACTTGCTTCATTGATTGAAAATATTGAATTTGGCACCGTCGATGAATACAAAACTAAACTACTTACACTCAAGGAACACTATCTTGGGCAAAGAGTAGCAATTCCAGAGCAGCCAGCTCCAGAATTGACTTTTAGCAAAGTACCTAGTGCACCAACCACTCTAGTAGAGAGCTACGCTAGCACTTTGAACCGTCTGGCTAAGAAAGTCTGAATTTACTAAATAATTTAAAATCCACAGGAGAATATACTAAAATGAGTTTTAACGATGAAACCCCATATGACATTCTAACTGAAAAGTGGAACCCCGTGCTCAAGCACGATGCGCTTCCCGCTATCGGTGATGAATGGAAGACAAAAGTTACCGCAGTTCTTCTTGAGAACCAAGAGCAATCACTGCGCGATCAGTACCTCACAGAAATGCAAACCGGCACCGACATTTCTAGCGTCGTTGCTTCTACCGCTCAAGGCGGTATTCGCGGTTACGATCCAATCCTAATCAGCTTGGTTCGTCGCGCTATGCCAAACTTGATGGCCTATGACATCTGCGGCGTTCAGCCAATGACTGCTCCAACCGGCCTCATCTTTGCAATGCGTGCTAAGTACGGCGACAACAACGTTAACGTTGGTGTTTCCAATGAAGCCATGTTCCAAGAGCCCGATCCTCGCTTCTCAGGCGTAAGCGGTGCTTCTGCAGGCTTTACTGCTGCAGGTGGAACTTCACCAAGCCTAATTGGTGTTAATCCCGGAGCCACTTCTACTTCACCCACATATCCAAATACAGGTAACTTCGGTCCCGCACTACGTCAAAGCAACTTTGACTCAATGCGCGCCATGTTGACCTCACAAGGTGAAGCAATCAGCTACACAGGCGTAGGTGCAACAGACGCTCTTAACAAGATGTCGTTTACCATTGACCGCGTTGCAGTTGCTGCAAGCACCCGTGCTTTGTCAGCAGGATACACCGTCGAACTAGCTCAAGATCTTAAGGCTGTCCATGGTCTGGATGCTGAAGCCGAGCTCGCCAATCTTCTCAGCACTGAAATTCTTGCTGAAATTAATCGCGAAATCGTTCGTAGCATCTATTGGGTTGCCCGTCAAGGATCTACTCAAAGTGATATCACCACTGCTGGTACATATAACCTCGATCTTGATTCAGATGGTCGTTGGTCTGCTGAACGCTTCCGCGGTCTGGTTTTCCAGATTGAGCGTGAGTGCAATGCAATTGCTAAGGAAACTCGTCGCGGCAAGGGTAACTTCGTCATCGTCTCAAGCGATGTCGCCTCAGCTCTCGCTATGTCTGGCTTCCTTAACCTCTCCCCAGCCCTCAACACCCAATTGGTTGTTGATGATACTGGCAGCACCTTTGCTGGTCTGTTAAACGGCAAACTCCGTGTTTACATCGACCCATACTCACAACTCGGTGTAAACTTCTTCTGCGCAGGATATAAGGGTGAATCACCATATGATGCTGGTGTATTCTACTGCCCCTATGTTCCTCTCCAGATGATGAGAGCTATTGATCCTAACACTTTCCAGCCCCGTATCGCGTTCAAGACCCGTTACGGCATGGTTGCCAACCCATACGTTCTCAAGAACGATGGTACTCCCTATGGTTCAGACTTTGCCACACAGCAAGGTGCTAACCAGTACTACCGTCTGACACGCGTAAATGGTCTGCACGGCAACACCTACGGAGCCTAATTCCTAGGATAGCTGAGTAAACAAAAAAACCTCGGGTTAAACACCCGATGTTTTTTATTTGCTTTATATTTTATTCAACAGAATAATAGGAATAACTAAATGTTACATTTGCCATCATATTAAAAGTATCACTTGCCTGAGAAGTAAATGGGAGTCCGCTTAATGCAACAGGAATTAAATAGTAAAAATTAAAAGTTCTATCGCCGGGGCAATAAGATGATTGTACAATATTTAAAGTTGCGTATGAAGCCCAGTCTTGATATGGAGTAGTTTCTGTGTCATTTGAAATATTACCAATAACTTTCATCCAATCATAAATGCTTTTCCAGTTTTCTAAATTAGCATCAACCATAAATTCTAATCGCAAAGCTTCAAATGTAAATGTATTAGTAGCAACGGGAATTTGAACACCCAAAGTAGTTGGTTGACCTTGTGTACTTAGTTGTATACCTGGTACTGTAACTTTTTGTCCTAGTAATGTTAATTTACTATCTCCACGACCTAATGTAAATTTATAAAGATTTGAGTATAGTGGATTTATATTTGTTGTCATTTAAGATAATCCTCGGGATTGTCTGACCAACTTTTTGGATCAGTAGCGTCACCCTCTGGGTTATAAGGTAACTTTAATTCTTCTTTTTTATATTTCTTTTTCTTTTTCTTTTTTGCTTTTTTGGGCTCTTCGATGGGTTCTTCTTCTGGTTCAATGACAAAATCTTCTATATCTTCAATT